CACTCAAGGTCATCAAGAATGTCACGATACAGCTTCACCCAAGGAGGCCGCCTATCCTTGAAGTGCTGAAACTTTGTCCAATTTTTAATACGCCTAAAAGCCCAAAAAAAAGGGCTACACCTGAAGTCTCACCCTTGCGGATGTTGGCGGACTGGCGTAATAACCAGCAGACTTCATGTGTAACCCTATTACATTTAACACCGCCAAGTGTTTCCATAATCTTACTATACAAACCAATTAGGCCGCAACACCATCAATTGATAAAGCCGCCCATTGGGAAGTGTTTTCCATTGATGCACCGCAGCCCTAGTTATGCCCAATATTCGAGCTAGCTCACTCTGTGAGCCTGCAAGGGTGATAGCCTTTTGTTTGTCCATTTGTCAAGTATAGCAATATTTACATATACGCATTTGCAAAAAAGCAACATTTGCAAATATTTTTATAAAAGTCTTGTTGTGTGTTTAGATTGCTATACAATCACGCCATGCCCTAGCAAATCGCACGGGGTCTTTTTAGGAGTCAATATGACACGTTTTACAGAGAAAACCATTCGCACTAATGGCAAATGGGTCAAGATCACTAGAGACAACAAACAACGCACTTTTACCTTTGCAATAGGGTATCAAGGTGAATTTACTGCCCGTGAAATTGAGGGTACTTTGTCTTTTAAATGGGTTGCTAATTGGACAGAAGCAACAGAACGTGCAATGCGTTTGGCAACCATTTAAGGATTGACCATGACTGACTACAAACTCCACTATTATTTTGATGACGTTGTGTCTTATGACAACGGCACAACCTTTGAGAACGTCAAAGTCGGCTATGACTATTACCCCGCAGAAATCAATCTGCCCCATGACCACAACTCAGCAGAAATCTACGATGTGTTTGTTTTTAACTTAAAAGGTGATGACATTTCTTGTGATCTGCCTTTAGCCGAATTTCAACACATCATGTCTGAAACCAAGATTCACCACGCCCGTATGCTGAAAGAACAAAATGAAATCTAAGATTATCCAAACACTTATTGAGTGCTTTTTAGCCATCGTTATCTTTGGCGGCATTGGTGTGATGCTTGCCTGGAGGGGTTAATCATGCTTGACCAGTTCAAAGATTATTTCCGCTTGCCATCGGCCAAAGAGTTGGCGGCCAAAGAACTTGAAATGGCACAACGCAAGCTATTAGAGGCACTTAGCGCCCAAGAATACGCAAAGCGCATGGGTGACTATCACTCAGACCGAATCAAACGCCTCACGGCTTATTTAAAGGAAGAAACATGAAAAATCTAGCAACCGCATTGGTCAAAGCACAAAAGGCTTTTGGCCCTGCTCTCAAGACATCCACTAACCCGCATTTCAAATCACGTTATGCAGACTTATCAGCTTGCGTTGAGGCGGTCATTGACGCTTTAAACGACAATGGCATTGCCTTGATCCAAAAAAACTACGATTGCGCTAACGGTGTGATGATTGAAACCATGTTTATTCACGAATCGGGTGAAATGCTTGAGTGTGGGATTCTCCATGTACCCGCTAACAAACAAGATGCCCAAGGTTATGGCAGCGCTTTGACTTACGCTCGCAGATATAGCTTGATGGCCGCTTGTGGCATAGCCCCCGAGGACGATGACGGTAACGTAGCAAGTCGCAAGACGGTTATTGAAAAGCCATCGGTTAACGAAAGCTCCCTCACAGACCACTTGGCGGCTATTGAGGCATCAACCGATCAAGACAGTTTAAAAAGCGCCTACAAACTCGCTTATGCGGCTTGTAATGGCAACACGGATTGGCAAAGCAAAGTCATAGCCGCCAAGGACAAAGCCAAGGCAAAACTTTAATGTGGCGTAAACGTGAAATAGGAAAAATTATGATTGAAATGATTGAACAACGCTCGGACGCATGGTTTGAGGCTCGTATTGGCAAAGTCACCGCATCCCGTGTGGCCGATGTGATTGCCAAGACCAAGACGGGCTATAGCGCAACCCGTGACAACTACATGGCTCAATTGGTGTGCGAACGCCTAACGGGTGAAAAAGGTGAAAGTTTTAACAATGCTGCAATGCAACATGGAACGGAAACCGAGCCGCTTGCCCGAATATCGTATGAAGTCGCTCACAACGTCTTAGTCGATGAAGTGGGGTTTGTACCTCACCCAACGATTGAAATGGCGGGTGCGTCCCCCGATGGGCTTGTGGGGGATGATGGACTGCTAGAGATTAAGTGTCCCAACACCGCAACACATATTGAGACTTTATTGTCTGAAACTGTGCCAACAAAATATTTTACGCAGATGCAATTCCAAATGGCGTCCACAGGACGTAAGTGGACAGACTTTGTGTCATTTGACAACCGTCTGCCAACAGAACTTCAATTGTTTGTTAAACGTGTCCCACGGGACGAGATGTATATCAAACTAATAGAGGGCGAAATTGTCCAATTCCTTGCCGAGTTGGATGACAAGATCAACAAACTTATGAAAGTCAAGAATGTCTAAAATTTATGAAATTTCCGTTGTCAATGGGAAATACAAAAACAAAGATGGTGTGGAAAAATCCCGCTATCAAATCATTGGATCGGTCATTGAGACTAAAAACGGGCCAATGCTCAAGTTAGACAGTGTGCCTCTTATGGATGGCGGTTGGAACGGTTGGGCATATCTCAACACCCCAAAGCCCAAAGATGATTACAAAGGCTTGCCAAAGGACGATGACATCGATTTTTGATTAACGGGGGAAAGCCATGCAATTTTGCTTGCGGACGAATGGTTAGTACCCCACCCAATAAGGAAACATCATGGACTATAAAGAAACATTTAAACGCATTTTTGCCATGCCCGAATTCCCAAGAGTTCGTGCGAATGATCCCTTAACATCGTTTGAGGCAGCGGAGTCGATTAAAGACGCTGCGTCCAAACACCACCAAGTTATCTTTGATTGCCTCAAGTTCTACGGGCCACTAGGTAAAGATGGCATTTCGGCTTTGACAATGCTTGATTCTAATCAAGTGGCCAGGCGCTTAAATGAAATGAAAGTCATTGGGCTGATCCAATTAACAGGCAACACAGTTAAATCCAATTCGGGGCGAAATGAAAGAGAATGGCAATGTATCCAATCGGACTAGGCGGCAATCAGCCAGTACACAAACTCAAAACTTGTAATAAATGCGATGAAACCAAACCACCTGAAGGCGGCATTGACATGGGTCATAAGTGGATTTGCCAAACTTGTTGGATTCTCAGAAGTACGGGGCGGCATCAAAGGCAAATCGTGCCCACCTTGTAACGGTAACTGCAACCAAGGACGGAACTGCCCAAATGACCAAAGACGATTTAGTTAACCTTCTACGCATTACAGGCGCTCAGGAAACCGCCATAGACGTTGTATGCGCGGCTTACGATGCGGGATGGAACGATGCCCTTGATGACTATGCAAAACGCCTTGTGGGGCTTCCTTTTGTCAAGGACACATTAGACAGTTTTTGTGTGTTTATCAAGTCAGCTAAGAAATAAAGCTCGCTCATCTAATCTACGGTTTTGCAAACCTTTAAGGATTTTGCCACCCGCCATGCAATACTTTAGAAGTTCCTCGGCAGCGCTCTCCATTTCACCGCGCAAAACCTTTTGACGCATGGTTGACCTCTGGAGAGTGCCCAAACCTACATTAAAAGAAAATGAAACGAGCGAATCAAATTGTCCTTGAGTAAGAGGAACAGGACAATAAGTAGCCACTCCCTTCTCAAACCTAGCAAGATCAAGCCTAAGTATTTCATCAACTTCCTCCATGCTGTATTTGCGCATGGCCTCTTGTGGGGGTGTAAACGCATCACGTTGGTCTATTTTTAGCTTGCCTTGCTCGGGAAACATGACATGGCCAACCCCCACAGTCCAAAGTTTTGCGGGACATTTATACGGGTTTTGCCTCACACCTTCATGGTGCGAAATCATCTTGATGGCTTTGGGGCTGACGTTCATTTGCCAAAGGCTCTGCCGCCAAAGTGAAAAGCAATGATTGAGGCAAAAAGTGCTTGGGTATCGTTGTCCCACAACATATCAAGCAATTCATTAAAAGGCACGCTTGTATAGTAGCCATACCAAAAGCCGCCAATATCAACAAAAACCAATAAAAAGAAAAAGCCATAAGTAATGACAGGGCGAACACTTGCTCTAAGGTTTTTCATCCATTGGCTAGTGCCTTCATTAAGGGATGTGTCGTGAGCATAGATGGCTTGCATTTCGGCTTGTTGCGCACCCATTAAGACTTGAGCAGTGTTGGCAGCGCTTTCAGTTGCTAGTTGTTCAGAACGGATGTTTTCGATACGCTCTTGAGCTTCAAAACCCGCTTTTCGCAGTTCAAGCTCACGGGTTATTTGCATTTGAGCCAAAGCAAGCTCATGCGCTTTGTCTTGCCTTCCTTGGAAAAACTCTAGCAACTTAGGCAAACCGCCCATTAAAAAAGAAATTAAGGTTGAAAGTAGTGTCAGCATTAGAGTCCAATCATTCCAAGTAGTTTATTAACGATCTTATCCGCAATGGCATCGGGAATGTGCTTCAGCAAGCCTAGCACCCATATCACAATACACAGCCTGACAAAGACTTTGAGGAATTGGTCAAACTGTTTTTGATACTCATTCACCGCCCGCACCTTGATCGGGCGCACATTTCAGAAATCTCGGAGATTCCCCAACCAACCGCGCCCAACAACATAACAATAATC